GATTAAGTTAGGAAAAAGCATATTTGGATATCCCTCTCAGGAGGAACTGACAAAACTGACAAAACCTCGAAAAAGACGTGCGGCATCGCACGGTTTAGGGTCGTGGCGCAGGGTCCGGAATATCCCAGACTGACGGAAGGCTTTCGATGTCAAACGCTTCTTCCCGCTTTTTTCGCATATTGTGTTATACCCCACAATCGAAGTGGTTTTGTCAGTTTTGTCAGTTCGTAGTTGGAGCCACCCGCCATAATGCGTTTTCCTTATTATTTTTTTACCTCGCAATGCAGACGGGGATTAACCAGGTAAAGATGTGGGGGACGGCCTGGCTGCGGATCGTTCCGGACGGCCCGAACCCAGCCGGCATCTTCCAGCACTGACAGAGCCGAGAGCACCCGTTCCGGGGTGTCCAGCCGTGACCAGCAATGGCGGTAGACATCCCGCACGGCGAAGGTGCCGTCCGCGCCCACTGCTCTGGCCTTCAGCTTCGCGCCGAGGTCTGCGGCGGCCTGCATCTGCGGACTGACAACACAGGCGTAAATCCGCCGCGCATGCGACTCCAGATATGCGCACCAGCGCGCGGCCTGTTCTGCGTTGTGCAGACACACTATCGGTGGGTCGTATAGTTGTCCCTGAGTCAGCAGTTGGTCCGATGCCGCCAGCAGCAAGGACAAAGCAGGCATCAGCTTCCGGTACTTGCCCAGATGAGAAATCAGCGCGGGGTGAAATTCATCACTGCGGATTTTATATTCGAGGTCCCCTAGCCAATCCACGAAGAACGCCTGGCTATCGCCGTTGAACCTGAATCCGGCGGGTGTGTCGCTGTCCCACCGGGAAATGCGCTCGAACATCCCGGCGACGATCTGATTCTTAGCCGGCGGGCGATCCACATAACGCCACGCGCGCGGCGGATCGGGCCAGACCATAACCTGGAAGCGCTGAATCAATCCGTCATTGGAAGGGCCATCCTGCATCGCGTCGATCAGGTAGGATCGCAACCGTCCCGGAGTGATCCCGCCGATCATCGACAGGCAGCAGGCGGGAACGTGGATAGATCCACGTCCGATCCGGTCAACATTGAACGAGGTATCGCCATTCCATGAGCTGAGAAAAAAGCCCCGTTCCCCCTCCCGTCCGTCGCGGTCCAGTTCGGCCCACCATCCGGTGAGTTCGTCGCGAATCACAAACAGTCCGGCCGGGTTGTCGCGCATCAGTTCATGGAGTTTCTCGAAAGTGGAATCGCAGGCAATCAGCCGCTTCGGCGTGGGAGCCATGATAGACGTCTCCGGGCGAGCCGGCATAATGCCTGGCGCGCCCCTCTTGAGGCTGGCTTTGGCTTGTTCCTTCCACGCGGACACGCGGATGTCCATACTCTCTTTTGCGGTCTGGTAATTTTCCCTGTCGGTTTCCCACTCCATCCTCCAGACCTTCTCCTGGGCATACAGAGGAGCGCTTACGCTTTGCAGTACCGGACTCTTCAGGAATCCCGGCGGCGCGATGAGGCCGCCCCACAGATTGGGAATGACCACCCAGGCGCTGTCTTCCGCCTTGGGCTGGATGCGGGCTCTGCGATTGACTGCGCCGGCCATCGCAAGCATGATGCACGCGGCCGGATAGTCCAGCGGCACCTGCATCCGCTCGGCGATATCTTCCACGAAGGCGCGCAGAGATTCCGGAAGCATTTCCAGTTCGAACGGCTGGACCGGCGGCAATTCGGAACCGATGGGTAACGCCTCCGGCCATTCCGGATGATACCCGTTACGCGACTGGAGCGACTGGAGCGCCGCAATGCCCGACGCGAGCAGTTCATCGGTATCCGCATCCCTGTTCAGGAACCGTTTCCCGATCGCGTCCGCGGCATGAATCGCGGCGCGCTGGATCGCCGCATCCCGGACGATCTTCATGTAAGCGTCGGCGTGCGGCACGGCGGGAGTGCCCGCCGTAAGCGATGCCAGGTAAGTCATATTGCCGCAGCCCGATAATTGCTGCCGGCGTTTCAGTTCCTCGGCGAGCGTTGCCGGATCGATCGGCGTCCGGCTCTCATGCATGTGCTGCATCGCGCGGAAAATCCGCTGATGACGCTCCGTCATGAAGTCGTCGAATCTGAGTTGAGCGGCCAGCTCGCCGAATCCAAGAGCGCCCAGCAGCACGAGGCCGAACAGCAGTTTTTCGGTTTCCTCGGCTGCCGGAAGCCCGCGTTCATAATCGGGCGGCCGCCGCTCGAGCGCTTTTTGTGCTGTACTCATTACAGGGTTACCTGCTTTCTATCGGGGCGCGCCTTCAGTTTCTCCGCTGTGGCGCGCTAATTTTTCTTTTCCGCCCTAATACCCCTTCCGGCTGCCGCGGGCGCGTCCCGGGCCATCTGTGCGCGATTGTTCGCGTTCTCTCAGCCACTCGGCCAGCGCCTCCACCCGATCCACGACAGCAACCTCCACCTTCCACAGGTTTTCCAGCTCCCAGATCTTTTTCTGCTGGACTTCGGATAACCTGGCGCCGGGCCGTTTCGTTTCCACCATGAAGGCCGGAATGGCGTAATCCGGCAGGCCGGGTTCGCCCACCGTGATCCAGCGGCCGTCGGGCGTGCGCAGGCCGCCGGATTGCTGGCGCAATGCCTTATACCCGTGCGCACCGAGCAGATCGACGCAGGCCTTCTTCACGTCGTTTTCCACCAGCTTTAATTTCTGCGCGCGAAGCTTGAACATCTGTCCGGCGGGTGTTGAATCACCACCCGTCCGTTTATAGGCCGGTCCGGTTTCATCGATCACCGCCCGCAGCTGCGTGGCAATGCCTTCCACGACAGCCAGCGAACGCCGCGCCAGCTCCCGCTCTGCCTCCTCGCGATCGCCGGTGCCGGAATTCTCCTGCACCTTGATGCCTGCGGAATTGCGGTATACCAGCCACCAGCGCCGGCCATGCAGCTGGACCGAACCGTAGCCTTCCGGAATCTTCCCCCGCTTTTTCTGTGTTTTTGTCATGCATAGATATTACACCATTGGTTTAAAAGAACGGTTATCCTTCCGCGCCTGCGCGCATACTTCCCACATCGATCACCGCGACCGCGTGCTCGAAACCAGAAAGCTCCGTCACCAGGTCGTGCTCGTCGGTATATGGCTCGAGGCGGACGTTTCCGGTCTCGCAGCTGGCCAGCAGCCAGCGGGCCGCGAGCAGCTCGGCCCGGATCTTCGGCAGGTAACGGAAATGCGAGATTCCGAAGGCGCGCCGCATCCGGTTCAGAATGCGCGCGCGGGCCACATCGTCATCCGTCCACACCCGCCAGCCGCGGCGGATCCCGGCTTTGAGTATTCCCTTTTCCTCGAGGTATTGCGCCTGGCGCGGCGTGATGCCGGCGAGGCGGCAGAATTCAGGCGTGCTCATAGACTTCGTCAGGTTCGCAGAACCCATCGCAGTCGCAGCCTTCGACGTCGCAGGCCATCAGCTGCGAAAACTCCGGGTCGTGGCCGTGCTCTTTGAACGCGTGCCCGCATCTGCATTTCGTGTTTTCGTCCATGATTTGCTCTCCTTTCATCCACCTATTCCACCGGTACGACAGCTACCGGAGTCGGCCCATCGCCAAACCGCTCCAGACATTTGCGGGCAAGGTTATTCGCGACAGTGACATTACCTTCGCCGCGCGTGACGTATGCGGCGAAATTCAGGTAGTAATCTTCCTTGTTCCACAATTCCTGCTGGCGCCAGATATGAACCGCGCGTTTTTCTCCTTCTGATTCCAGTTCACAGGTCTGTCCGGCATAAGGTATTCCGTCGATAATGACTCCCAGCGCATCCCGCACTTCAGCCTGATGCTGACGTAATGCCGCCGCCGCGTTCTCGGCAACGGTCCACACTCCGGCATGCATACAAATACTGGTGTGAGCCGCGATGGTTCGGCCCTCGGTGAACAGTTCGCGAATTCGCGCCGCGCGGGAAGGCCGGTCAGCGCCTTTGTTTCCAAACTCTGGTGTCAACTTTGGTGTCATTGAATCCTCGCAGTATCATTTAGTGGCCCGCTCGACTTGCGGATGGCGGCGCGGATGGCCTGAAGCTCGCCGGCGGCAGCCAGCAATCGGGGAGTGAGCGGATCGTTGGGGTAAGGTTCTGTGGCGCGTTTCAGCGCGTCTATTGCTGTTCGCAATGCATCCACGCGCGGGTCCGGCATGGGTGGAAGTTTCGCCGCTTCTGTTAGTGCCAGCGACCGGTCGCGCGGATCAGTGCTGGCGCTCAGACGATATAGTTCCTGGCGTTCCTTTATGGGCTTCGCCGCGATATTAGTTACTAACCTGACGGCCATAGCCGGGTCCATCAGTTTGGCGCAGGCCACGACCTCGCAGGCTTTGGTCTGTTCGGGTTCGGGCAACCGCTCCAGTTGCTCGCGTATCGCCAGCACCTGCGACTGCCGCCAGCCCTGCATGAACGGGAATCGCTCGGCGGTAGCAATATGCTGCTCGGCTTCTACAAGCGTTGTGGTTCCGATCCCGAGGGCTGCGGCCACTTCTTTCTTCGGTGAACCGTACGTAGGCTGTTGGCCGCGCGGCTTCGGTTTACCTACGGATTCCGTAGATAAAACCTCGGCTGCTTTCTTCGCGCTTTCGACCAGATGTTTGGATGCTCTAAACGTCCGCGCCCTTTCGCCCTCGGTCAGAGACTTCCGGTTGTCGTTCTCCTCCAGCTCGATATCGCGGAACTGTTCATCTGACAAATGCTCCCGCAATTGCGCCGCAATGGTGGCTGCGCCAATGGATTTCATCGCCCTCAGGCGACGTTCACCAAAGATCAGCCGGTATCGTCCGCTTCCGTTTCTGTCGACAAGGATTGGCTCCAGCTGGCCCACCCGCCTTATGCCCGCCGCCAGGCCTTCTATGTCACCGAAATCGGTGCGACGTCGCTGGCTAACATCGATCTCGTTAATCGGTATAGCTACAACATTCATTGCGTTGCCTTACTTTTCATATTTCTCCGCGATCCCTTAAAATCCGCAGTATTTCCCGCCGCTCCCGCGCCCGTTTCCGCTGGCCGGCGATTCGCCACACCTCATAGGCCGCCATCGCCACCAGCGCGCCGCCGAAGGCCCAGCCCACCACGCGCGTGAGGATCGCGGCCAGATGTAGTTCGGGATCAGTCATACGGGTCTTCCTTTTCGCCCTTTGGATTGCAGACTCTGCATGGCCGTGGCGGATCGCCGTGAATACAGCAGTCCTGTCCGTGGCAGAGGTCATCTATGCAGTCGATAAACCATCCACGACCGCCGCATTCATAGCAGTACGAATCAGCGTACTCGCTCCAGTCGTAATCCTCTTCATCTGGTCCGAGTCCGGCCCAGTACGCCTCTTCCCCCGTCATAACTCTGCCTCCATCTCCGCAGTCATACCCGGCCGCTCCACAGCGTCGTCCCGGCGATCTCCACGTTGAATTTCGTCAGCGGCCGTTCCGGCGTGCCGTCGCAGAGCCGTTTGCCGGTGTCGCGCCTCCAGAACGTGAGTGCGTCCCAACTGGATGCGAACTGCAACGCTGACTCCGGGTCCGGCGTAACCGCCAGATGGCAGCACAGTTCGCTCAAGGGGTCTTCCGGTTCGCGCCGCGGATCGTACTCGAGGACATACATGCCGTCGTAAGGCGTCGGCTCGCCGCTGGCCAGGCCGCAGAGCCGGATAGCGGTCATGCTTTGGTCCTCTCGTCGACTTCCGCATACTGCGCATCAACAGGCCGTTTTTTCCATCCACCAAAACGCCGCGCCAGTTCAGCCTGTTTTTCGTCAGGCGACATGCGGGCCCAATAAGAGGATTTGGCTCTGGAAGTGGGGTTTTCGACAGCGGGTATTTCTTTCATTCCTTCGAGGTGTTCCCACCACCAGATGAAAGCAACACGCGGCAACAGATATTCATTTCCCGATTTGATTGCGGGCAGCATTTTGGCTTCAGCGAGTCTTTGAATAATGGAAGGTTGGACCCCGGCCCAATCCGCTGCATTTTTAATCCTCCAGGTATTCAATTCGCCGGGTGGTGCAGCGGCTGGAGTACGGCTGAATCCGGTTTTCCAGTTACTATAGGTTTCGATTGGTATGCGGAAACATCTGCCTACCCGCACCGATGGCAATTCACCGGAGTGAACCATCGCATAAACGGTTGGCACCCCAATTCCCGTATCAGATGCAACCTCATGCGGCGTGATAAACAGACGGCTTCGAAGTGGGTTCATACTTTTACTTCCCTTGGGCCTTCCTCTCCCGGAAGCCGCTGTTTGTATTGCCGTCATTGCAGCGCTCCCGGCGGATCCGACCTTAACGGTCCCTCTGTCACCTCGGCGCCCACATACTGCCAGCCGGCAGTCGTAACAGCGTCGAAAAACTCCTTCCTCTGAGACTGGTCGAGATGCTCCAGCTCATCGCCGATCACCAGCGGCAGTTCCCCCATAGACAGCGAGGCGATCGCGAACGACATGAAGTACTGCATGGCCTGATTGAGGTGATCGAACGGGATCCCGTCGCGGTACACCTCTCCGTCTTCGCGCAGCTCAAGGCCGGGGATCGGCAGATTATCTGTCCGCGACTTTTTCAGAGCGTCCATCGCGGTCAGCGCCCGGTCGAGCGCGTCGGCTTCATCGGACCGCGCTGCCATCCGCTCCTGCTGCTCGGCCAGATGCTTTTTCAAAGCTTCGATCTGGCCGATGCGTTTCAGCATGCCTTCGAGTTCGCCGATGCGCTGCTGCAGCGGCTGGACTACTTTCCGGCCCTCGCCATGGATTTCTTCCACCACTCTGTCTTCTTCGGCTTTGATCTCGGCCAGCGCGGTATCCAGCTGCTTACGTGCAGCCTCACGCGCAGCTTCGGCATCCCGCCGCACGTCGGCAATATCATCGTCCGCCTGGCGGATCATGCCGGCCAGATCGGTGCGCGCCATTTGCAGAGCCGTTTCCAGATCATGATCGCCGCTCATGGCTTCAGCCGGCAGAGAACGGCGCAGATTCACTACCGTCGATTCCAGCTCCTTCACGGCCGCGTTGGCCGCCCGTCGCTTCTCATAGACAGACAGCTTTAACTTTTCGAATCCCGCCAGATCGAGAACCGCATCCGGCGCAATCAGCGAGCGCAGGGGCCCGGCCACGTCAACCTTGCCCATCTTCAGCGCATGCAGCTCGCCGCCTGAGAACTTCAGCGGCATGGTCTTCATCAGATAAGCGGCCCGCTCTTTCTTTGGCGCCCGCAGAAACGCCAGCGGATCGAAAGCAAAGGAAGTCGCCAGCGAATCGACGAATGCCTGGGGCGATTTTACGGTTTCTCCGTTCGCGGTCGTTACCGACAGCTGCGCGCCCTTGGCTGACTGCGCCTTCTTGATGATGGTGCCGTCCGACAGCTCCATCACCACCTTGCCCACTTTGGCGCCCTGGCGCACCAGCGAGGGATCCGAGCCGCCCGCAAATATGCTCCGGATGCCGTCGAGAAGGCTGGTCTTGCCCTCGGCGTTGGCGCCCTTCAGAACCGTGATCGCGCGATCCTTCAGACTCAGTTCGCGGTAAGCGATTCCTTTGATATTTTCCAAAATGACCTTGGTCACCTGCATACTGGAACTCCCTTCCGAAACACACTGTTTCTGGGACGGTGATTCCTGGCCTGGATATCGCGAGTGGCCCACACAACGTTAGAAGGCTCGTAATTACCGTCGTTATTATCGCGCTCAAGAGTATGCAGAGCGGTGGGCTTCACGCCGACATCTGACAGAAAATCCTCAAAACTTGCCGCCCAGCGCTGGCAAACACTAATTCCCCGCGCACCGTAGTACTTGTAAGCTGTGTTTTTAGGATTCGTGCAGCGCTGAATCATGCCGTCCCAGGTCCTGTATTCCGAAGTGAAGCAACGGCCATGCTTCAAAAAAATCAACCGCGTTCTTTCTACGGCAATTTCATTGCGGAGGCACCCGCAGGACTTACTCTGTCCGGACAGCAGCTTGGCTACTTGCGGGTTTCCGGTCTTACCACATGAGCACAACGCGGGAATTTTGGTACTGCCATCCTCCCGGTAAGGAAACCCGGTAACGGTCCATCGGGAAAATTTATCTCCGGGTTTTATCTCGCTAACGGCCCTGCCGAACCTAAAAGTTGTGCCGGTCCGGACTACGCTAAGCGCCATTTTTAGGCCTCCCGAAACGCAGCGGCTTGCGTTCTTCTTCTTTCTGCTTTAATTCTTCGATCTTTTGCTCGGCCACTTCCTGCTGCTGCTCCGGCGTGCCGGTCGGGACGATGGGCTTTTCATCCTCGAAATCGCCCTCGATCATCGGTTCGATGGTTTCGGACATTTCCGCTGCGTCGTCCAGTTCCTGCGCCTTTGACAGCAGCTTTGCCTGCTGTTCGTTCGTGGGCCGCGGCAGCGTCTTGAAGGCGCGGCGGATCACCGTCTTGCGCCACATTGCCAGCTCGTTTTCCTTCCATGGGACCGAGCCGCGGGCCAGTGCTGCGCTTTTGATGGGCTCGATTTCCACCTTGCTCATGAAGTGGATCTTCGCGATATCGTGCCAGCGCGACACCGTATATACGCCAATGGCCGGACCACGATCCGTCATCGCATCCTGCGGATCGTGCCGGAAATGCTTGCCCTGCTCGTCCGTCCAGCGCTGGAACTTGTCCCCGGCGTAAATGATTTCCGGGTCCTCGAACACGATCTCCGCGTTGGCGGCGAGGCGGATGAGCCCGCGGTAATCGATTACTGCGGCCGCTTCCAGCTTGCTCGTGCGCGAGTTGTGGAACGGAATGATGTACGCCTGCTCCGGCGCGATTTCAAGGCCCAGATGCGTGATGTAAATAACGGCGTTAAACACGCTCAGAGCGGAACACTCCACCAGCCTGGGAGTCCGCGTGAAAGCGAGGTTGATGAGCTGGAACTGCTTCTTCTCGTCGCCCAGCGCCGCTATCGCCAGATCCGCTATCGCCTTCTGATGCTTGCGCAGCATCGCCAGCACCGGTTTTTCAATTACCGCCCGGGCGTCGTCCCGTCTTGTCACTTCTCCGGACATAAAAATCCTTTCCAATCACGCGCCATCAACGCGTGGACACACTGCGGCTCGCTGCAAAGATCGCCGTGACTTCCTCGCCGCCGGTACCCGAATACCGGGTAACCGGCGGCGATCATACGGCCTTGAGCTTTCGCGATTTCGCCAGCGTCTCCGACGCGGGCGGCAGATGGCTAAGAATCAGGTGGTTGAGAACCGATCCGTAGGTTGCGCGCGCTACCGTCATCCGGCTTTGATTCTGGGCTTCCAGATCGAGGCGCTCTTTGGCCTCCCTGCTGACCCGGATATTGCCCAGCACGGCGAATTGGGACCGGTCGGAAAAATGCGACTTCCGCATAAACACACACTCCTCCCTTTGAATCCTTCAGAGAGTCTCTGCAACGCCTGCCACGGTCCCCTGCCGTCGCATTTTCAGCAAATATATGGGGAAACAAAAACCGTGTCAAGTGTGACGTGTAATGTTTTATACAACTTCAGAGAATGTTATTCGCGAAGATTTATAACATTAAGCGCCGTTTGTGTAAGCCCCCCTGGCACCGTTTCACGTCAGTTACCATGACGAAAACCACTAATGTTTCCAGCGAGTTTCCGTCGCGCGTGTTGGTCGCGCCAGCGCGCCGGCGCATCCGGATCAGGCAGCAGATCCGGCGTCCGAAAAAAAATGCAAAATATTTTTTCAGGAGCGCCGGCTTAAAACACCAGCTCCGGACAATGATTTGAAAAATTACGCCGGCGCAAAACATTCGCTGTGTGATGTCTGTTACAACATGCAAATTAGAAACTATACAATACATAAAAAGGACGGCTTGCGACCATATTGTGCAAGGGCGTCATGGGAAGGAAAGTTCTGGATAATACCGGTCAGGAATGGGCGCTCGCGATCGGAAACGTTATCCGCCGGGAACGCATAAAACGCGGCATTACCCAGGAGGCGCTTGCCGATCTCACCGACAGCAAAGACCGCAACGAAGTCAATCATCTCGAAATGCGGGGTTCGGTTATCGAAGTCCGAACCCTCGAATTCTACGCCGCGGCGCTTCAGATCGACATCAGAGATCTTTTCCGTTTGTGGGCTGACGAGAAAGACCGCCAGGCCAACCGCAGAAAACGCGGCCAGAAAATGCTTACCGACGCCATGCTGAAGAAGTAAAAGCTCTGGTATTGGCCTGGTTTCATACAGTAGAATTACGGTTAATTACCTGCGGACAACCCTGTCCGTTCCCTTTCACTGGGCCTTCGGCTGCTGCATTGGCTTCCCGGTTAAAAATCAGAGTGCTGAATCCGGTCTCCGGCCTGCGCACGTTCATCAGTCGGCGCAATGCCGAACGCTATGTGGCGCGCGGCCGCGCGCGCTGGCAGGGCGCCGCGCTGCTCTTCATTGAAGACGATCACAGCTGCGTCTCGGCCAAACGCTCGGCAAAGCTGGATTCCCAGCTGGCCTATGACCGCATCGGCAGGATGACGGTCGACCAGCTTAAAGGCGTCCCGCTGCTCGGCGATCCCTCCAAACTGTTTCATATCCGGTAAGAAATGGCGCCATGAAAAAAACCAAAGAACCAGCGGCAAAAACAAAGCGCCGCAACGTGATCGACCGCAAGCCGGCGTTTCTGGCGGCCCTGGCGCTCGGGCTTACGCGGCGCGCGGCGGCGCGGGCCGCTAAAGTGCACTGGACAACCCACTACGACTGGCTGGCGAACGACCCCGATTATGCCGCGCGCTACGAGGCGGCAATGAAACGCGGCGACGATGCCCTCGAAGACGAAGCGGTGGAGCGCGCGACGGTTGGCGTTTATGAGCCCAACGTGTTTCAGGGGCGCTTTGTCTATCCGCAGGAAGAGTATGAAATCAAGCCCGCCGTGACCGACCGCCGCGGGCGCGTGGTGAAGCCGGCGCGCACCGCATGGCGCGATAAGCCCGGCGCCGCGCCGCTCGGTGTGTACCGCAAATCGGATGGCCTGCTGATGTTCCTGCTGCGCGGCCGGATGCCGGAAAAGTACGGCCGCCAGGCGCTTGAGGTAACCGGCCCGCAGGGCGGCCCCATCGAAATCGTGGAGCGGCTGAACGCGGCGCGGCTGCGCATTGCCGCCGCGCGCGGAGCTTAAATTGAGTAGCGCGGCGCAAACCGTTGAACTGACGCTGGCCGACGAAATCGGGCGTTTTTACGACGAGCCGCTCGGTTTCGTCATAGCCGCTTATCCCTGGGGCGAGCCGGGCCACCTGGTCTGCGAAACCGGACCCGACGAGTGGCAGACCGCGTTCCTCGAAGACGTCGGGCGCGAAGTGCGCGCGCGCGGGTTTAACGGGCGCGCCGCCGTCGACGCCGTGCGCATGGCGACGGCCTCCGGGCACGGCATCGGCAAGAGCACGCTTGTAGCCTGGCTGGTGGACTGGATCATGTCGACCAGGCCATTCAGTCAGGGCACGATAACGGCGAACACGTTCATTCAGCTCCAGACCAAAACGTGGGCTGCGGTGCAGCACTGGACCGCGCTGTGCATTACGGCGCACTGGTTCCGGCTTACCGGCAACCGCATGTATCACCGCGATTTCCCGGCGAAGTGGTTTTGCTCGGCGCAAACCTGCCGCGAGGAGAACTCGGAGGCGTTCGCGGGCCAGCACGCCGCGGGCTCGACGTCGTTCTACATCTTCGACGAGGCCTCGGCGGTGCCCGACGGCATCTTTGACGTGGCCGAAGGCGGCCTGACCGACGGCGAACCGATGATGTTTTTATTCGGCAACCCGACGCGCAATTCGGGCCGCTTCCACAAAGTCACCTTCGGCACGGGGCGGCCGCGCTGGAACCACCGCTCGATCGATTCGCGCACCAGTGCGCGCACCAACAAAGAACAGATTGCGCAGTGGGTTCAGGACTATGGCGAAGACAGCGACTTCGTTCGCGTTCGCGTTCGCGGCATCCCGCCCAACGCTTCCGAGCTTCAGTTCATCGATCTCGGGCGCGTCAACGCCGCGCAGATGCGCGAGCGCGAAACGCTGGCCGATGAACCACTGATAGCGGGCTGCGACGTTTCGGCCGGCGGCGCGGCCTGGAACGTGGTGCGCTTCCGCCGCGGCCTGAACGCGCGGCCCGGGCCGAACGTGCCCGCGCCGATACGCCTCGCGGGTGAAGTGGGAACGCGCGAAGTCATGATTACGCGCCTTGCGCACGTGCTAAGCAACCGCGAACCGGCGGCGCGCGTCGCCATGCTGTTCGTCGATTCCGCGTTCGGCGCGCCGATTGTGGAACGCCTCAAAACGCTCGGCTTCGACAATGTAACCGAAGTGAACTTTGGCGAAACGCGCACGCCCGATAACCATTTCGCGAACATGCGCAGTTACATGTGGAATGAAATGAAAGAGTGGCTCGGGCGCGGCGCAATTGACCGCAACGATGAAAAGCTCGAAGTCGATCTGACGTCGCCGGGCTGGCACCTGAACCGCTCCAACCAGTTATTGCTGGAAAGCAAACAGGACATGCAAAAGCGCAATGTCGAGCCGGTAGACGACGCGGACGCGCTGGCGCTGACGTTTGCCCAGCCGGTGGCGCCGCGGCGCGCTGAAGAGCCGGCGTTTTACCCGCGCGGCGGGTGGATGGGATGAGCACAGCCTTATTATCTGCAGAGCTTTACGACGTACGTTGAGAACCAATCAGACTGCCCTGAAGGAGAAAACATGGAACCCTTTTACGCCTATATCGTGCCGATGAACAGCAGCGCCACACCAACGCCGCCAATCCATTACCCGCCGGTTTTTCCGGCTCATCCGATCGCGCCGGGCGGACTGCCGCCGACCGCCGCGCCGCCGATCTACTATCCGCCGTCGATCTGGAATCCGGCGTTTCCCACGCATCCGATCGCGCCGGGCGGACCGCCGCCGTCGATCTGGCCGGGGCCGGGCTATCCGGCGCCGCCGATCTATTACCCGCCGGTATATCCGGTCCACCCCATCGCCCCAGGCGGACCGCCGCCCGGAATCTGGCCGTCGCCGGGATATCCCGCCCATCCCATCGCGCCGCTGCCTCCGACCTCGGCCGCGCCGCCGATTTCGGCGCCGCCCGCTCCGGCTCCTCCCGGATTTGAATGGCAGCAGGCATATATCCCCGGCGAAGGACACTGGGAATGGACGCTGGTGCCGGAAGAAGGCGGCAATAAACCCGCGCATCCGATCGCGCCCGGCGGTCCGGACAAACCGGACATGCCGCCCGCGGTTCCAGGCAGGAAGTGAATCACGCGGTGGCTTAACAAACGTGTTTACGCAGCGCAGCGGTGTGCTTCGTGAACCTGCCGCAGGGGCAGCGATCCGCCGAGCGCGGGCGACCCGGTCCGGATGCGCCGGGTTTCGCCCAGCGGCGGCGTGCCAGCTCGCTCATGACGGCGGAAATCTGCGATTTTTTCATTTATTGCGATTTCCCGCGCTGGCGGTCTGCCGGGGCTTTCACGCCCAGCAGAAATCCGGCGACCGACAAATCTTCATCCAGGTCAGGCCAATGTATACCGATTCCTCCGCCGATCCATTCAAACTTCCGGCGTTCGGCGTCAGTCGCCCGGTCAAGCCGCGGATACCAGATGAGCGGCACGGAAATTATCCTCCCGTCAAGCAGCGTCACCACAATAGCGTCGTCGGTAAAGCTGATCTCCGTTGCGCGGGTGCCGTCCACAATTGCCGCCGTCATGGCGTTATAGCGTTCCGTCTGCGAAGTATTCATTCCATTTCTCCAGCCACGTCTGAGCGTTCTCAATAACCAGCCGCTCGATTTGCTTTAACTCATGCCCGCTGAATCCAGCCGCACGGTCGAACAGCACCGGATTAAGCCAGAATTTCGCGCGCGCCGCCTCACGCGCCACATGGACGTGGGCAGGCTCATTGCGGTCTCCACTCCAGAAATAAAAGCGGTACGGACCGATGATCGCGATGGTTGGCATTACAGATGATTATACCGCATTTTAATACACAAAGGGTGATAACGGAAATCTGCGATTTACGCATTTACTGCGTCTTCCCGCGCTGGCGCTCCAGAGCGGTGAGGCGGTCCTCGACGTTCAACAGACGCTCACTGAACATTCCGATATCCGCTATCGCCTGGCGGGTGCGCATGTCGGATGTGCTGCCCCACTTATGAAACTCGGTCAGAATTTTAGTCTCCATGTCGCGAACCGCTTCGGCGGTATGGTCTTTCAGTCTTTGCTCCAGCGCATCGAGGCGTCCGTCGAGGATGTCTCTGAACCATTGTTTATCGTCGTCTGTAAGCATTCGATCTGATTATACCGCATTTTCGTACACACGAAGGGTGACAATGCCCGCATTTCTCGAAGAAAAGCTGAAGCGCGAATACGGCGCGAACTCCTCCATTCCCTATGCCACGATGAACAAGCTGGGCCTGATGCGCGGTTCGAAGATTACCCCCAAAGGGCGCGCGCTCCAGGCCAAACACGAACGCGACATGGCGGGGCGCCGCCGCGGCGGACGCCTGCGCCTGCTGATGGGTGCCTGATGCCTTGCCCGCAACGGTAAAAGACGAATCCGAATTCCTTTCAACGGCGCGCGATCGCTACGCCCGCGCCCAGGCCGCCGAAGAAAAGATTCGCCGCGCCGCTAACCGCGATCTGCGCTTCCTGGTTTCGAAACAGTGGGAAGACGAAGACCTGAACGCGCGCAAAGACCCCGCCACCGGGCGCATGAACCGGCCCGCGCTCACGTTCAACAAGCTGCCGCCGTTCGTCCACCAGGTCACGAACGAGCAGCGCAAAAACCGGCCTGGAGCGAAGGTTTCGCCGCAGGGCGGCCCCGCCGATCAGGCCACAGCCGACATTTACCAGGGGCTGATACGCCATATCGAATACAGCTCACAGGCCGACGTCGCCTACGATACGGCGTTCGATTACGCGGTTTCGTCCAGCTTCGGGTACTGGCGCTACACCACCGAGTACGTCAACCGCTCGACGCATCAGGACATCAAAATCGTCCGGATTAAAGACCCGTCCTGCGTGCGCCTCGATCCGGATGCCGAGGAACCGGACTGTTCCGACGGCATGTTCGCGTTCGTTTACCGCGTCATGTCGCGCGAGGCGTTCAAACGCCGCTATCCGGCGTCAGAAACCGCGCAGTCGAACTTTGCGCCCGCCGGCGGTTTCGCCGCGCCCGAATGGCTCACCGGCGGCGACTGCATCGTTGCCGAATACTGGCAGGTGGAGCTGGAAACCAAAAAGCTCACGATGTACCGCGGCATCCCCGCGCCGCCCGTGCCGATCGCACCCGCGCCGGCGCCGGCCGCGCAGCCTCTTGCGCCTGACGCCGATGAAGAGGGCTACGTCACGCGCGGCTACTACGACGACGAAGAGGTACCCGAAGGCTTTGAACCGGACCTCGACGACGACGGCGACGAGGTGGAGCGCGAAGAGGAAGTGCGCACCGTCTGGCGCTACGACATCAACGGGCACGAACTGCTGGATAAGCCCGTCAAGTGGGCCGGCAGGTACATCCCGATTGTGCCGGTGTACGGCGACGAAAAATACGTCGAAGGCGAGCGCTTCCTGACGTCGGTGATCCGCAACGCGCTCGACCCGCAGCAGCTCTACAACTTCTACAAAACCACCGAAGCCGAAGTGATTCAGCAGACGCCGAAGAATCCCTACATCGGCGCGGTGGGCCAGTTCAAGACGATGGCCATTCACTGGGCGCAGGCGCACATCGTGCCGCGAGCCTTCATGGAGTACGACCCGGTGCAGGTGGGCAGCCAGCTCGCGCCGCCGCCCGCGCGGCAGCAGTACGAACCGGCAACGCAGGCGCTTATCGCGGGCGCAGGCGCGGCCAACGAAGACATCAAATCGACCACCGGCCTGTTCGATCCTTCGCGCGGGCAGGCGACGCCAAACGCCGATTCCGGCGTGGCGATTATGCAGCTGCAGCAGCAGGGCGAAACCAGCACCTGGCATTTCTTCGATAACTTCCTCCGCTCGATGTGGCACGGTTACCGGATCCTCCTCGACCTGATCCCGAAAATTTACGATGCGCCCCGCGTGATTCGCATCGTGCGCCCGGACGACGCCGAGGAGCTGGTGCAGATCAATCGCCTGTTTACCGCGCCCGACGGCAAGCGCATGAAGTATGACCTTGCGCAGGGCGATTACGCGATCGCGCTGAGCGTGCAGACCAGCTACGCCACGCGCAGGCAGCAAAACGTGGCGAATCTGGCGCAGGTGGCCAAAGCCGACCCCGCGCAACTACCGCTTTGGGCTGACCTGTTCGTTAAACAACTGGACCTCGGGCCGATCGGCGACCAGATTTCCGAACGCCTGACGCCGCCGCAGTACAAGACGCAGGACATGGCCGATCCGCAGCAGATGCAGCAGGCCGCGATGGCGCTGACGCAGCAGAACCAGATGCTGCAGCAGCAGGTGACGGAACTGTCGAACGTGCTTGCGACCAAGAGCTACGAGACGCAGGCGAAAACTGAGCAGAACCAGCGCGACAACCAGACGAAGGTTCTCATCGCGACCATGCAGGAAGAAACCAAGCGCATGTCGGACGCGGTGCGCCTCGCGATCGCCGAGATATCGACGAAGGCCCAGACCGGCCAGCGCGCGATGAGCGATTACATGGCGGGGCAGGTTGAGCGCGAAGCCATGGCGCATGAGCAGGCAACCGCCGCCGCAACGCGCGCGCTCGCGATTCATGACGCCGTGAACATGCCGCCGGGAATGCCAGGCGGGATGGCGCCACCGCCTGCCGCCGCGCCCCCGCAAGCGCAGCCCGGCGGGGGCGGTCCCGCCGGCATACCGCCGGGTTCGGTCAATCCGCAGGCGCTCGCCGGAGTTGCGGACGGATCACAGCAGGGTTCGCCCGATCAGGGCGCATAGCGGGAATTTATGAGTGAAGACAACAAACAGGCCGCGGGCGCCAACCCCGAAGGCCTCCGCGATGTTCCCTCCGACATCGTCGAGTACAAAAAATTCGTGGCCGAGGGAGGGCACGAACACAACGCCGGAATCCGCAGCCGCGAGGCGGCGGAACAGGCGGCGCGCGATGCCGGCTTGACGCTTGCATCGGGCGAAGACGACCAGCAGCACAAGCCGCATAAAAACGGCTTCCAGGCGAGAGTGAATCGCCTGCAGCGTAAGATCGGCGAGCGCGATCAGCAAATCGCCGATCTGACGAAGAGGCTGAGCGCTCAGCCCAACGGAGGCGCGCCGCCGGCCTCGCCGGACGCGGCCAAACCGGCGGCGGCCGCTGAAAAACCGGCAGGCGGCAACGCAAAAGTGGACGGCAAGACACTGCCGCGCCCCGAGGAGAAGGATTTCAAGACTTACTCCGAATACGTGGAAGCGCTCACCGACTGGAAGACGGATCGCAAGCTGGAAGCGGCCGAGGCAAAGCGCTCCGAGCAGGCCGGGCAGTCCGAACGCGACAAGGCCAGCAAAGCCATCACCGACGCGCATAACGCGCGCGTGGACGAAGCCAAAACCCGCTACCCCGACTGGGAAAAGTCTTTCGACGGACTCACCGACGATTCATTTACCGACCCGATGGTGATTTATATTTTCGAATCCGAACGCGGGCCGGATATCACTTACTACCTGGCAACGCACCGCGAGGAGCTGAAGCGCATCCGCGATCTGACGCCGCTCAAACAGGCGGCGGCGCTCGGGCGCATCGAAGACCAGCTCGAGCCGGGAGACGAAGACCACGCCGAAGGCGAAGACAAGGGCGAAAAACCCGCCAAAGCCGCGAAACCGGCAAAGCCCGCCGCCGACGAAGGCGAAGACGACGAAGAAGAAGAGGACGAAGACAAAAAACCCGCAGCGCGCAAAGCGGCGCACTCGAAAGCACCGCCGCCGGCGAAACCGCTCGGCGGCCGCGGAGGCGCTGACGACGCGATGCCCGACCCGAAGGACTTTGTCGCCTACGAAAAATGGAGCCGCCGCCAGCAGGCGAAGGCGGCGAAGAAATGAAAGCCTCAACCTGTCCGGCGCAGTTCAACAGCCGTGTTCTCTCCGTAAAAACGCTGATTCCGGGGCATCAGCAGATTCCGCTTTTGGAGAGAACACATGGCAGTGAACCAGTTCGCACCGTGGCAGGTGTACACAAACGAAACGCTGATGATCCTGAAAAACAAGCTTCAGCTCCTCGGCAACGTCAACCGCGACAACGAATATCTGTTTGCCAAAAAAGGCATGAAGGCGGGCAACACGGTGAACCTGCGCTTACCGGCGCGGTTCCTCGGGCGCTCGGGCGAAACCTACACCGCCGAAGCCTACACCGAAACGTCGTATCAACTTGTCATCCGCCCTCTGCAGGGCGTTGACATCGACGTAGCGTCGACCGACTGGACCCTCAGCCTCGACGACGTCAAAAAGCGCGTGCTGGCACCCGCCGCCGCGCAGCTGGCCAACAACATCGAGCGCGACTGCCTGCAGATCGCGTATCAGCATATCGGCAACACTGTCGGGACGCCGGGCACGCCGCCTACGGACATTAAAATCATCAATCAGGCGCGGGCGATTCTGGTAAATGAAGGGTTCCCCGATGCCACGGAAAACTGCCTGGTGATTACACCCGACATGAATGTGGCGTTCGCATCGCAGCAGGCCGTAATCTTCAACCCGCAGCCGGTGGTTTCGACCACCTACAAAAACGGCCTGATTGGCGAGGGCTACGGGTTCAAGTGGTATGAATCGGCGAACCTGTGGACCTCGACGGCGGGCACGCGCGCCGCCACCGGGGCCACACTGTCGGCCGCGCCCGCCAGCGGCGCAAACACGCTTGCGCTCACCGGACTTTCGCCGGTGGGCGCCACCATTGAAGCGGGCGCGTCGTTCACGCTGGCGGCCGTGAACGCGGTCAATCCGATGACGCGCGCCTCATATGGCAAGCTGCGGCACTTCACCGTGACTACGGCAGTTACAGCGGTGGCCGGTGTCGCCACGGTCACAATTGCGCCCGCCATCACCTTCACCGGCGCTTTCGCCAACGTGGACTCACAGCCCGCGGCGAACGCGGCAATCACGTTTGACGCGGCCGCCGGTTCGCAGTCGCCGCAGGGGATGGTATGGAGCCCGCAGGCGCTGACCTGGGCGTGCGTCAACCAGGAGGAGATGGGGGGCGTCGACACCGTCTATTTCGCGACTGACCCCGAAACCGGCATTCAGCTGCGCTTTGTGCGCCAGTACGAGGGCCGCACCAATAACTTCATCAACCGCTTCGATGTGCTGTACGCCTTCGGCGTCCCGTACCCGACGGGCGCGGTTCGCATCCAGTCCTGAGAAGGGATAACCAGAAATGGCAGAAATCCCGTTTCCGAAGCTGAAATACAAATGGGTCGAGATCAGGCCGGGCCAGCACCACACCGAAAACCCCGGCTTTGCGTACGTGAAGGTGGCGGACGCGGGCGCAGAAGCGGCGCTCGCGGGCGGCCCCTGGTACGACACGCCCGCCGAGGCGCTGAAACAGAGCGCAGCCGAAGCGCCGGCGCAAACCGCCGCGGACGCGGACGACTCGCCGCGCAAAACCGAAGAATGGCCCACGGAAAGCGAAAAACGAAAGAGAGGCAGATAAATGTCGAGTACAACAACACATACCCCAGGCAACACCAACGCCAAACCGCCGGTCACTTACCCGCGCACGGCGTGGGTTCATACGGCTGATTCGCCGGGCTATAAGTCCGTCCAGCTGGCCGACGCCACCGCCGAAAAAGCGCTCGGCGTGCCGGTGTTCGACACCGCGCAGGCCGCCGCGGCGTTCGCCGCGCCGGTTGAGCAGCCGATCCCGCACATGGCCCGCACGAACAACGAAGAACAGTTCGTGGTGGGCCGCTCGCAGCTCGGCGCGCCCGGCGCGGGCAGCGTGATCCAGACGCCGCCTCCGGTCACCAACGTGTTTATCGGGACGGAGATCAGCGCCGATACGCTCGCGCTGAAAGCCAAACTGCCCGATGGCCTCGACCCGGAAGCGCTGAAAAAGGAGCTGAAGGGCGCGGTGCCGCCGGGCACGCCGGTAACGCCCGCGCACACGTAACAGGCGGAACGCGCGTAATGTGCCTCCCCGCATTACGCGCGTTTACCGGGAGTCTTCAGACGTGACTATCCTGGATCTGATTTCAGAAAGTTTATTTTGCGCCAACGTGGTCGGTTACGGCGGCCTGCAGACCGACGCGCAGACCACAACGGCGTTTCGCGCGCTGATTGGCCTCGTCGATACGATGGCGGCCGATCCGCTGAAAAAACTAACGAATGCCAGCATCGGTTTCACACTGACGCCGGGCAAGCAGGCCTACACGATTGGCGCCGATTCCTCGCTCGACATCAACGCCTCGCGGCCGCAGACGATTCTGCGCGGCAACGTGCTGGACCCCGCCGCGCAGCCGAACCCGCTGCGCACGCCCATCCTGATATTCGACGCCGATACATACGCGCGGTCAAACCTGCGCAATTCGCCGACGCCGAAACCCTTTGCGCTCTGGTATGACCAGGGCTACAGCCCGGTTCCCGCGCCCGCCGATCCGCCGCCGGACTATGCGCCGCTGCCCGGCTACGGAACCATCAATTTCGTGGGCTCGCCCACGGCGGCGAACCCGGTCGAGCTGTGGGCCGCCGCGCCGCTGACGCAGGCCTCGAGCTGGTTCGATGACCTGGTGTTTCCGCCAGGCTATTACGAATACCTGCTGTACGGCACGACGATCCGGCTGTATCCGCGCTTTGGGCGCGATCCGGACCCGACAGTCGTGGGCCTGTTCAAAGACGCGCAGCTGGCGCTGGAATCGGCCAATGCGATGCCCGCGCCCATCATGCAGCTCGATTCCGGATTGCCGCGCCCGGTGCAAAGCGGGCGCTGGGATGCGCGTACCAACCGTTACACAGGCACGTAAGAACGATGGTGTACAAAGGCTTCGTTTCGGGAACTTATCCGGCTCGTTCTTATGCGGTATCAATTGATCGCCTTGTGAACTGGTACCCGGAAATTGTCGAGTCGCAGCTCGGAAAATCCCAGATAGCCTATTACCCGACGCCGGGCCTGATTCTGGTGGTGGACACCTCTAACCTGGGCGGCGCGGGGCGCGGCATGTTTGCGCTGGATGGCCGCCAGTGGGCCGTGATCGGCTCCTGGCTGGTCGAATTTCATCCCGACGGCACGGTGGAAGAATACGCCGGACTGGTGGACGACGGTAAGCCGGTTTCAATCGTGGCCAATTCGCGCACGCCCACGCAGCTGATGATCGCCTCGGCCGGCCGCGGTTACATTTTTGATAGCGCCGCCCTGACACTGACCCCGCTCGCGGGCGATTTCGAGGGCGCGTCCCAGGTGGCGTTTCTTGACCAATACCTCATCGCGCTGACGCCCGATTCGAGCCAGTTCCAGATTTCAGACCTGAACGACGGCACCAGCTGGTCCGCGCTGGATATTTCCATCAATGTCGCGTCGGCGGACAAGGTAAAGGCGATCATGACCGACCATGAATACCTTTATCTGATGGGCTCAAAGCGTATCGCGGTGTACGTCAATTCCGGCAACCCGGACTTTCCCATCGTCCCTGTACCGGGCGCGTTCATCGAGATGGGCATACGCGCGCCGTTTTCGCTGCAGCGCATCGACAACACGCTGATGTGGTACGGCGAAAATGAGCACGGCGCGGGCGTCGTCTACCGCGCCGAGGGTTTCATTCCAAAGCGGGTTTCCACGCACGCCATTGAGACGGTCTGGAGCCAGTACGGCAAAGACGATGATGCGATCGCGTTCACGCAGCAGCGCGACGGGCACACCTTCTATCGCCTGACCTTTCCGGCCGCCGATCAGACATGGGTGTATGACCTCGCGACGGATATGTGGCACGAGCGTGCGGTCTGGGATTCGGCAAACGCCGCATGGCACGCCCAGACGCAGCGCTTCGGCTGCTACGCCACCGGGGGCACCTTCGGGCGCTACTTCGTGTGTGGCGCGGACGGCAAAATCTATCTGGAAGACAACTATACTTTCACCGAAGACGGCCGGCTGATTCGGCGCGTGCGCATTGCGCCGGTGCTGGCGAACGAAAACAAGCTGGTGTTTCCCACGCGCCTCGAAATCGTAATCGAGCCCGGCGTGGGGCTCGACGGCGACCCGGCGGCGCAGGGCGCAAACCCGCTGATGACGCTGCGCTATTCGCCCGATTCGGGCCGCACCTGGTCGAACGAGATGTATGCGCCGGCGGGCCTGCACGGCGCAAGCGACACCCAGGTTGTGTTTGACGCGCTCGGCTCGGGCCGCGCCTGGGTGCCGGAGATTTCGGTTACCGATCCGGTGAACTGGGTTATTGTGGGCGCAAACATCGAACTGAAGACGGGCAAACGATAAGTGACGGCAAATTTCACCGGTTCGCCAGGCCTGACCCCGCAAATGGCGATTGTGAACAATGACGGCACGCCCACGGTATTTTTCTTTCGCTGGCTTATGTCCGGCAGAGCGACAGGACTGGCGGCGGCCGATACCGAAATACTGGAAACTTTCGACGCGGGCGACGGCGCACTTGAATCGGCGAATCCGGAAGACACGGCCGCCTCACTGGCGTCATCGGGCGAATACGCGGCGGCCGCCGCGGGCCTCGCCGAAGACGCTGAAGCGCTGGCATTTACCCAGGCGCTCGATGCGCCGGGCGCGCGGGCGGATGAGCGCAGCGCGGCCGAGCAGCGCTTCTACGAGGCAATGCTGGCAACGGATGCGCCGGCAGCGGCTGCCGCGCCGGTTACGCGCGATCTGATCGCAAACATCCCGACGGGGCTCAACGAGGGCGACGCCGGCCTGAAATTTTACGCGACGGACTACCAGCATGTTTACCGCTGGACCGGCGCGGGGTGGAGTTATGACGACACCGACGCCGGCAGCGGGTTTATCCAGTGGTTTCTGGTCGCGCCGCGCAAGGGCTTGTGGCAGCTCTGCAATGGCGCGTCGCCGGTAACCGAATCGACAGCTACCGGCACTACGGCTCTGGTGAATTTCCCTGGTCTGCCGGTCGGGCAAATGCCGAACCTGGCGGGCGCCAACGCTTACCTCCGCGGCGCCCCGGCGGCGAACGGCGTGGTAAACGGGCCAACCATGCCGACGCTCGTAAGCAGCAGAACGGGCATGACGGACCTGATTCAGCAGCAGAATACTACGGGGGGCGGCAACACCTACACGATTAACACCGATGCGCTGAACCCGCACGACCACTCAATTCCTGGCTTTGCCACAGCGGGCGAACCGGCGCACATAGACGCAATGCCGTATTACCGGCTTTAGGAGCACTCGTCTTGCTTACACCCAGGCAATTTAAGGCGGCGGGCGTCACCGCCGCCGTTGATATTTACACCGTGCCGGCCAATCAGAAGGGCATTGTCAAGGGGCTGACCGTGCATAACCCGGCCGCCGCGGCGGCCTGCACGTTTACGCTCATCGTCTTCGGGGCGCAGATTTACACCACGCGCACGCTCGGGCCGCTGGAGACTTACGAATGCGTCTCGGTCATTAATAAAGTCGGGCTGGCAGGCGACAAGATCAATCTCACCGGCTCGGCCGCCATAAACGTGCTGGGCTCGGTGATCGAGACGCCGGCATCATGAACATAAGGGAAGTTCCGGTAAGCGAACTGCCAGCGCTCGAAGCCGCGGCGCTGGCGTTTTACGGTTCGTCGCGATTCCTGCACGAATTCCGCATCGAGCATTTCATCGAGCTGTGGACCGCCTTTATCTCGAGCGGCGCGGGCGTCATTCTGACCGATGCGCCGCCGGGCGCAATCGGCGGCCTGATCGGCGGCATGGTTCACCGCGATATCTATGGCTCGGCGCTCATTGCCGAAGAGTTTTTCTGGTTCGCCGAACCGGAAGCCCGTGGCGCGGGCGTGCGTCTGTATCGCGCCTTCGAGGCCTGGGCGCGCCGGCGCGGCGCGGCGCACGTGCAGATGTGCCACCTGTTCGATGTCATGCCCGAAAAAGTGGCGCGGTTTTATCTGCGCGAAGGGTTTGAACCGATCGAAATGCGCTACGAAAAACGGTTATGCGCCTGACCGGCGAAATGCGCCCACTGCGCGTGTTCGATAACTTCCTGCCCGATGCCGAAGCGTACCGGGCCGAAGCCGCCGCGCGCGACGACTTCCGCAGCTTCGATTTTCCCGAGGTGGGCGTGACGTTTCATGGCATCGCCGCTCCCACCCCGCTGAACGTCATTGCGAAGCTGCAGCGCATGTTTCCCACGCTGACGGCCACGCTTTCGTTTTTCCGGCGCTCACCGCAGGGCCAGGTGGAACCGCACTTTATCCACACCGACGCCGATATGGGCGATTACACGGCGCTGCTGTACCTCAACCTCGCGCCGCCCATGCGTGACGGCACTTCGTTCTGGCGCTATCTTCCCACCGGCGCAATCGGGAGCGCGGCGCCGCACGAGCGCAGCGCCGAGGGCATGACGGCGGACCCGGCGCTGTGGAAGCGCTGGAACCATGTGAAGGCTCGTTTCAACCGCCTGGTGTTGTTCCCGGCGACCCATTTCCATTCGCGGGCGCTGTTCGATAACTGGAGCGCGGAAGGCGAGGACAGGTTAACCCAGGTGGTTTTCTGGAAGGGGGCACCATGAGTATCGGCACGGCGGGCGCGATCGCGCTGGGCATTGGCGCGGCGGGCAGCGTCGCCAGTTCGGTTATCGGCTCGAACGCCGCGTCAAGCGCGTCGCAGGCGCAGCAGGCGTCCGACGCCGCGGCCATCGCCGAGCAGCGGCGGGAGTTCGATACCACCCAGGCGAACTATGCGCCGTGGCTCGCGGCGGGCCAGGGCGGCCTCACGCAACTGACGGCGGGCACCGGGCCAGGCGGCAGCCTCCTAACGCCCTACAGCGGGACGTACGCGACGCCCGCGCCCTTTACGCAGACCGCGTTTAACGCGCCCGCGCCGTTCCAGTCTCCAACCGGCGTGAACGAATCCAACGACCCCGGCTATGCCTTCCGGCTGCAGCAGGGCAATCAGGCGCTGCAGCGGGCGGCGGCGGCGGGGGGCGGCGCGGTTTCCGGTGGCACGCTGAAGGCGCTGGCGCGGTACGGGCAGGATTATGCCTCGAACGAATACCAGAACGTGTACAGTCGCGCGCTGCAGAACTACAACACGAACTTCAGCGATTCGCTCAATTCGTGGATGGCGAACAATGCGGCCGCGCTCAACGCCTATAACACCAACGTCAACACCGGGCTGAATGCCTTTAATACCCAGTACAACACCTACGGGCAGAACCAGGCGAACCAGTTCAACCGCCTCGCGGCGCTTTCGGGCGCCGGGCAGGCGGCGGCGGGCTCGCTCGCGCAGGCGGGCCAGGCGTCGACGTCGAACATCGCGAACCTGCTGACCGGCGCGGGCAACGCGCAGGCGGCGGGCACGCTGGGCAGCGCGGCGGCGTGGAACCAGGGGCTGGGCGGGATCAGCAGCGGTGTTAACAGCGCGGTGAATAACTACCAGAGCGGGCAGATCCTGAAGATGCTGATGGGGGGCAGCGGCGGCAGCGGTTCCGGAACCACGCCCTACTGGGACACCTTCGGAGTGGGATAAAACATGGCGACCGATCCATCCATCATCACCGACATGATGTCGCGCTGGCAGGCGCCCGCGCCCATCGCGATTGCGGACCCGCTGACGCAGTACGCGAAGCTGCAGGCGCTGCGCACCGGCATCGTGCAGCAGCAGGCGGCGCAGCAGAACCTGCAGGCGGGCGCGCTCGAGCTGCAGCAAAAGCAGCAGGCATTCACCGACCAGCAGGCCCTTGATGCGGCCTACAAGGGTGCGATTACTACCGACGCCAACGGCAACATCAGTTACGACCGCGCAAAGGTACTTTCGAGTGTTCCCGGCCATCTCGCGCCCGGCATTCAGAAAACGCTTAACGATATGGACCAGGCTAAGGCGACGCTGGATGACACCAAAGCGAAAGCGCAGACCGCGCAGGCCGATTTGCTCGGCAGTATGCTGCTTCCGATTAAAGACGCAAACTATGACCCCGATGTGTTCAATACGACGCTGACCCATGCGGCAGGGATCGGCGCGATCGATTCGCGCCAGGCGGCGGCGTTCCGCGCGCAACTCGGGCCAAACCCGACACCGGACGCGATTAAAGCGGCGCTGACGCCGTTTCTCGGCTCGCCCGGCGTTCAGAAGATCGAAACGGAGCGAGCGCAGGCGGCGGCGCGCCAGGAAAGCGCCACAGCCGCAACCGGCCAGCTCGCGCTCGCCCAGGACAAAGAGCGCCTCGCGAAGATCGATAAGGCCAAACAGGCGGTTGGCGCGGCCACAAGTCAGGACGAACTCGATCAGGCGTTCAAAAACGTGATAACGGCGGGCGCGACCCCGGCCGAAGTGGGCGATATCCCGCGCCTGTATTCACCGGCGGCGATGAGCACGTATAACCGCGGGCTGCAGACCGCGGAGCAGCGCGCGCAGAGCGCACAGGCGGCGGCGACGGCGGTGGAAATGAAACGCTACCACGATATCGAAGAAAAACAGCGCGGGCAGCAGCTCGGCATCGAGCAGCAAAACGCGGGCATCAATGCGCAGAAGTTCGCGATGGAATTCGGAGGCGATGCGGTCAAAGGGTGGGCGAAACAAATCGCGCAGAACCCGGACACGGCAAACCAGGTGCCTGCGGCGCTGCGCACGCCCGTCATGCAGCAGTTCACGGCAGACACGGGTTTAGCTTATCCGAAACCGCTCACCGGCACTGCCGTTGACCAGGAGCGCGCCTCGCGTAACGCGCTCGATGCCGTCGCCCAGGTCAAAGCCGCGCTTGCGGACCCGGAGATTCAGTCGCGTCTGGGGCCGATCCTCGGACGGCTCGGAAGCGCTGAACAGGCCGCAGGGACTGCCATTGGCCTTAGTCCCGCTGCGGAAGCAAAAGCGCAGCAACTGCGGACAAACATGCGTTATCTGGTCTTTCAGGAAGGCAAAGCGCTCCTCGGCGGCAGGATGCCTCAGCAGCTTATGGAGTCTCTCGAAAAATCGAGTCCGAACGTGAAAATGGACGCGGGCACGCTCAATGGCGCGCTGGCCGGTGTAACGGATGCCGCAAACCGGAATCTCGACCAGACGTACAAACAGCGCTTCGGCGAGGGCGCGACGCGACCGGCACCGCAGGCGGCAACGGGCGGCAGCCCGGGCGCAGGAAAGAGCGTCACGACGCAGGACGTCAAAGACTATGCCACAAAACACAATCTTTCATACGCCGATGCCGAGAAGCATGTAAAGGCGAACGGATTCACAATTCAGTAGCATGGCAGGCCCGCTTGACGCACTTCCTCCCCCCGCGGCGGCCGCAAATCCGCTCGATGCGCTGCCGCCTCCGGCGGATCTGTATCCCGGCCTGAGCAGCATTCCCGGTTTCAGTTACGTGAAACCTTTTCTCGATGTGGCCGCGGGCGCGGGAAGCGGCGCGGTGCAGACTGCAGCCGGTGTTTATGACCTGCTGCGCAAGATCCCCGGCGCGGATTCGATCCTGCCGGATTCGACGGCGTTTCACCAGGCGATCCAGGCGAACACGCCGGACACCATGCCCGCACATATAGGGAAGTTTCTGGAGGGTCTGACCGAATATGCCATCCCAGCCGGTAAGGCGGCGGAAGCGACGCGCGGCATGGGCCTTGGTGCCCGCGCTCTGGCACAGGCGGGTGTGGGCGCGGGCGTTTCGGCGGCGCAAACCGGCGGCGATCCGGGAGCGATGGCGACGGGCGCGGTGCTTGGCGCAGCGCCCGAAGTCGCGGGCAGCGTGGTGGGCGGGGTGCGGGATTTGCTGGCGAACAAAGCGCCGACGCTGGCGAATTTCGCTGAATCGTTCGGCGGCGCGACGGCAAGGCAGAGAGAGCACATCACGAAGGCTCTGGCGACGCTGACGAAGGATGGTATTGTCCCGCCTGATTCCGCGCTCGAAATGCAGGATGTCGTCAAAGGCAAACTGACTGACCTGAAGGCCGCCTACCAGAATCTGGACCCGGCGGTCAGGGCGCGAACGCAGCCTGTGCAATACATCGTGGATCAGCTTGAAAAAGTGCAGCAGCAATACACACAGCGCGGCGTTGTTGTTGACGAGGCCCGCTATAACGCCGTGCAAAACCAGATAGACACCATCCAAAAAATCGCGGCGAAAATTGGCGATAACGTCCAGGTGGACGACCTGGCGAAAATGAAGGCGCTGGCCAACCAGCAGACACACTGGGACTCGCCCGATGTGGAGAAAACGCTCTGGAATAAAATCGGCGACGCATACCGCAACGCTTCCAATGCGGTCGCGCCCGAAATGACGCCGCTCAACCGCGACGAACAGGTTTACAGAGATCTCGAACAAATGATCGATAAGAATGTAAGCCAGGGCAAAGGCGCCATCCCTTCCGGCCGCGGGCCGTTATTGACGCCATCGACGGCGATGGGGGCGGCTGCGGGCGGGGCGATGGGTCACGCATTCGGCGGCGTGCCCGGCGCCCTGGTGGGCACAGCGATGGGCGGCGCGGCAGGCGCCAGGCTCGGCAACCTCGCGCAGCGCGCCATTCAGAACGCAGTCGACTCGGGCGCGTTCGCCCGCATGACGCCGATTCGTCAGGGTCTGCTGCGAAGTATGCAGGCGATGGGCGATAACGCCGGAATTCTGAAACTTTTAGGCACGGCTGCAACTGAAGAAGCCGCAGCCGGACGATAGCAACTCCATCAAGCCATAACTCCCCCACACCCCCCAAAGGAGAAACCACGGCAATGCAACACCGCCCGTTTGTAATCCGCGCCTTCGCCGCGCTGGCGCTGGCGCTCGCCTGCGCGGCGCAGCCCGCCGCCGTCATCTCGCCCGTGCCAAAACTTCAGTTTTTCGACAACAATGGCAAGCCGCTCGCCGGCGGTTGCGTCGCAACGTATGCGGCGGGCACCACTACGCCGCTTGCGACCTACACCGATAACACCGGCGCGACGCCGAACCCGAATCCGGTCGTGCTCGACAGTTCGGGCCGCGCCTCGATCTGGATTGCCGTGCCCGCCATCAAATACGTGGTGAAGCAGAAAGCGGGCGGCACGTGTTCGCTCGCCGCGGGCACGGTCATCTCCACCACAGACAACGTACAGGACCAGGGTATGCGCCTCCGCTCGGACCTCGCGTCCACTTCGCCTGCGCCGGGCGGCGCGGGCTACGTCAATATCACACCGCCGGGGGCGACCGGGCCAATAACCGTGGCCGCCGCGCTTACGGCTTATATGCTGGACACCGCGCCCTATACGCCGAATACGCTCGCCGGCGCCTGTTCGGCGGCCAGCGGGCAGGGCAAAACGCTGGCCATCACCCAAAACTGGGCGATATCGAGCAACGCATCGCTCGCGGCCTGTGCGCTGTGGTTCCTCGGGGGCGGCAAAATCACGCCCGGCGGCGGCGTGACCATAACGCTTCCGGGCGCGATCACGGCGCCGGCAACGCAGCGGATTTTTGACCTTTCCGCAGCGGGCTCGCAGATTAATCTGACTGCCTCCTGTTGCGAGGCCGCGCCATTCACCTGGTGGGGCACGGACGCCGCGGCGCTGACCAGCGCCATCGGCTCGGGCATGCCAAATATTTCTTCGCCCTGCGGCGCGTTTTCAATGGGAGCATCGACAATCACTATTCCCCGCGGCGTGAATTTTTCCACTTCGCGCTGCGCCGTGTTTAACTACACCGGCACAGGCACGGCGTTCCTGCTGACTGATTCCTACCAGCAGCACATTTCCATCAGCGTGACGAAGACTAATCCCGGCTTCGGCACCGACACCTCAAGCGTGGGCGTGCAGATTTCGGCCGCGGCCAACAACGTGCAGCAGAACATTTTCGATTTCACTATCACAGGATTCTGGACGGGCGCTCTTTTGACCGCTACCGGCGGCGATATCTCCGACAACCTGTTTACGCACGTTCAGGCGTCGAATAACTTCATCTCGTGGGATCACCAGCCGGCATCGGGGCACGGCACCAATCAAAACACCTATACGAAGTTTTCGGCCAACATCACCAGCACCAACTGCCCTGGCGGCGCGCCCGTCGCGGGAACCAAGTACATTTACCTCGAACCGGGCAGCAATAACTTCAACAGCTGGATTAACCCGGAAGTACAGGGGCCGTGCGCGGAAAGACTATTGGATATCAGGGCTGTATCGGATAACACCTTTTACACTCCGCGTTTCGAAGCAGGCACGGCGAACTCGGTATATTTAGCCTCGGGCAGCACCAGAAATCAAATTTACGGCCCCATGATCAAC